CTAGATGCTGTCGGTCTAGATACTGGCGGTCTAGATACTGGTGGTAGAGATGGCGCAGAAGAAGTTTGTGGCAAGCCTTGATATGTTTTTGTTGGGGTTCTTCCAGCATCACCTCTTGTAGGAAATCCAGCAGGGGTTGGTGCACCTTTTAATTTTTCATTACCAAGCCCCACCGCAAGACCTATTCCTCCACCGAAAAGACCACCAACTCTGCGAATATTATCGTTAGTGCGCTTCATAGCATCTTTATCCGGGGATTTTCCTTCAATCGCCGAACCTAACATAGTACCTATATTGAACATAGCGGCATATCCGGCCATACTATTATTGCCAATATCTGCTCCAGTTTTCCCCATGTCTACTGCCCTCTTAGCAGCTTCGGGGGAAATATTTGTAAATAGAGCAAGAATTTCTGCCATTCCTCTTGATCTATCATATTCCTCAGTGTGCATTTTAAAAATAATAATACCCATAGCTTCACCTACTGCAGTAACATTAAGTGTTTTATCAACCATCAGTGCGAAACCGATACCAGCAATTAATGAGGCAGCAGGTGCAACATAAAGACCAATTCCTGTGCTGGCAGTTACTGTTCCCACAAATAAACCAACAATAGTACCAACTCCTACCCCTACCGTAACTCCTGAAGTTATAAACAGTAACAAACTAGCTGCAAGACCGCCAAGTGCACTATACCAACTTATGCATAAATTCCTAAAATTCTTTTCATCCTCTGCAGAAGATTTTGGATTGCTCATATAGTACTGGCCAGTTTCTATTATTTGTGCTGTAAGACTAAGCAAAATTGTAATTGGAATAGACCACTTCATAAGCCATGCACCAGCACCTTTTATTTTTTTCAATGCTACAACAAGTGCACCAAAGGCAGCTGCTCCGCCAGCGGCACCTATTAGTGGATCACCAGTCATTGTAGATCCAATTACCGAAGAAGCCACTAGCCCACTACCTAAAAGACCAAGTTTAAATCTTTTCATATTTCTTAAAAAGCTTGCGAGTCTTTTATCCGTGGCTAGTGTTTCAGCTGTGCGTGCTCTGTGTATTCTACCAGAATCTCCAAATCCACCGCGAAGTAGAGAATTTAAAGATCCCTTCGCTGCTTCCCTGGGAGTAGTATACGCGCCAGGTGCCTGCTTAGCAAATCTAGCAGCTCTGTTGTTTACTTCATCCACCATCTTCGTAGCCGCATTAAAAACTTTTTCTTGTGCACTATATGTGGCCAAACGTTCCGCGTTAAATTTCAGCTGTGACATCCCAGCCGGAGCCTTGGTTCCTTCGGGGAATTTTTGGGGCGGACCTTTATCTACAATATTCTGGGCTTCTACCATATTTGCAGGCATAGCAGGTTGTCCTGGTAAATTTCTACCAGGAATTTGTGGTGATGTTGGTGTTCTTGGTAGCTCCTTAGCTCCCTTTCCTATTGCGGATAAAAACCTTTTTGTTAAATTATCTAAAGTATTTCCAATAGTTTTTGTAGCACTAATGATCGTTCCTTTAAATTTAAATACTGCATCATTAATACTATAGATTACATTACCGACTAATTTTCCAAACTTACCACCTACTAAAAATATACTAGTGATTGGAGCAAATAATTTTAATATATCTTCTTTTTTACCTTCGAACCATTTTGATATAAATCCAGTTAAGAAAGCTCCAGCCATAAGAAGCAATGGTAAATACTTCAGAAACCCACCACCATCAACACTTTTAACTGCAGTATATCCTTTACCTCCTCTAGAAGATTCTTTGGTGTCATCAACTCTTTTGGCTTTATCCAACTCATAGTTATCAAATCTTTCTTTTTGAAGATCATAAGATTTGGATATTGTTTTACCAATATTTGTTATGCTAGTTAAAATTCTAGTTAATTTAGTATCAATAGATGTTAATCTGGAAGATATTTTTGTCAAAGATACCTGAGTGGATTTCTTATCTCTTTTATTCTCAGTATCTCTCTTACCTAACATAGAATTTACTAAGGAGATAATTTCTCTTTTTTGATTTTTAAGATCTTCTTCAATGTTAGCTGCAGTTTTGTCACCAACATCAGTTTCTGTCTTATCAGCAACAGGTGTTTCTGCCGCCTCCTGAGTTTTTTCAGCATCCTGTTCGGCAAGAAGCTTCTTCATCATCTCCTGAAACTCCGGAGTGCCGCCTAATGCTTTGAGGTCTTTGAACGCCATATCTATTGATTCTCTTGATTCTGTTTATCTAAGTGATTTTTGAGTAGTCCCACATATATGTCACGTTCGAACGGCATAAGGTGTTCCAAGTCATTTATAGAGTAATGATAATGGTTCACCAAAGAGAATATTGTAGAATAATAATTGTTCAGATCATTGTGTATTAAGCCAATGTAAAAAAATCGTCTAACGTAGTCAACTCGATTACTCTGGCTGTTCCTTTCGAATTGGTGTATTCAAGCTTATGATATAATCTTGGCATAGTCTCAAAGAACTTTTGGATACCTTCAAATGCTTTCACATTAAGGGAATCTACAAATTCATCTAATTCTCCAGGAGCACATTCAGAGGCAAGGTATACCTGATTCGAGTCATAAATGCTTTCAATACAGTCCTTAATCATTGAAATAGAAATATCAACCTGAGAAGCTTCTTCGCTATCTAAAGCATTAACAATACCAGCTGTCGGGAACTTTAATACAATACCAATATCATCATTCACTTTAATTTTGTTTTCGTTCTCAGGATTATACTGAATTTTAACATCGTCTAGTAAAACGTTGAATTCATATTCCTTTTCGTCTTCATGATCAATGTACTTTAACTTAGCAATGTTATCTACAGACTTAGATCTAATCTTAAGGAAAAGATACTCAAGATCAAAGGTTGTTAAAGCATCAACATCAACATCTGTGCCATCCAATAAGGTAACACAGTTATTAATAACCTGCTTTAGTGAATTGATCATCTCTTTCTTAGTTCCACCAGATTGGGCAATAAGAAGGATCTTCTCTTCTTTAACTAAGAACGGACGATACTTTGCATCTTTTTTAGTAGACGGAATTGTCACGTCAAAAAGAGGAATTTTAATTTTTGGTAAAGCCATAATATTCTCCTATAATATAAATCAGGTAAGGGTAGTAGTGTAGGGGTTAGTTGGCTCTCCTGTTGGAGCAGCACTATTTGTTTGAGTTCTTATACCATCAGGAACAAAGTTACTGAGATTTTCAATTTGTGCAGGAAGAGTTGCAGCTAATGTTGCTTCTATTGATTGATTCAACAAGTCATTCATTTTCGAATTCGGTGCAGAATCAATACCAAAATCTGTAAACGCGAAATCCACAGAAGTTCTAACATATTGATCAGTATTACCCCACCCTAAATCTATACCTCCGATTTGTTTTGCGTAACAATTTTTAAAAGTATAAGTCATAACATCTTCTTTTTTTTCATTATATATCATAACAGAAATATCAAATTCAATATCCTTTTTATATTGAACTTCATATGGAAAAAGACTGACTGATTGTCCTGATGAAGCAATTTGTGATCTCATGGTACTATAATTCATAAAAGGAGATATGTTTGATATTTCAATCAAAAAGTCTGATAGAACGTTAGATTTTGAAGATTGAGTTATTAAGTTCATCCGAACACTATCTTGAAATACTGGACGAAATGGAACATATTCTAATGGACCATATCCATACCTGCGTATAGCTTGAGTGTCCATACCAACACTTGGTAGAGCTACATTTTCAGTAAGAAATGAATACTCTTTAGCTTTTGTGTGATTTTTTATTAAAACATCATATAATGTTGGTCTTAATAATCCACTGGTTAAAGCATTATACTTAAAATTAGATATATTAAATCCAGCACTAGCAGCACTAGTTCGAGCAGGAGTAACAGTTACTTCCTGTATTCCCAGCACTGTTTCTTCTGGGAAAATACTTGTTGCATTTTTAGGTATTCCTGAAACTTCATTTCGACTAGCCATTTAGCGACCACCAATCATTTTCTTGGAGTCAGCCCAGACCTTAGTCTTGTTTGCCTTCTGAAAATTCTCTACTGGTAGAAACAAGGCGATATCCCATTCTGTTGGTACGATATTAATAAACTTTGAACGTACATGAGATGATAGATATCTCTTTACGCAGGGTTTTATATATTTATGCGTTGCAGCCCCATTCAATACACTGTATGTTATCTTAAGCCTTGCTTTGTCATCTAGCTTCGGATCACTTACATAATTGTACAACAGGTCCATAAGCTTGGCTCTTAAGACGTATGGTAGGTAATGGAGGTTGATGCCCATAAACCCATCGGGGGTTCGGTTGAATGGGAATATGAGAGGGAACTTATCATAGTAAGGAAGATCCTTCTTGGTCTTGGGATCATATCCAAACATATACATCTTACCAATCATGATCTGGTTAGTTAGGGCTTCGCGCGAGCGCATGAGCTGCCCTTCGTTGATGTTGTTGATCTTCATGGCAGTGTTGCGAAACCAGTCTCTTGCTTCCTGAGTTCTACCAGGAATCTGTCCTGAACGGACACCCTGTGATATAATCTGGTCGAATGATTGAATTGCCATTTATTTCCCGTATATCTGTTTCTCTGTCATAATCTGAAATTTCCACCCCTTATTCTTACAAAACTTATCAGCTGCCTCCCATTTTGCACGATTCACCAGATAAGTCGTAACTTCGTTAATGTATCCTCTGGTCTGCTTCTTAGGTGGCTTCGGCTGCTGCGTTTGCTGGTAAGGTTTAATTTCTACTAAAATTACATCTCCGTTCGTCTTTTTAACAATCATATCAGGGAAGTATCTATGCACCCGTCCATCAAGTGGGGACTTATAGGGTACAACGACCTCTTCACTTCCCCATCCCATGATCTCAGAGTTAGTATCAAAGAACATCATCATATGCAGCTCCCAAGAGCTACGATAAATAATCTCAGTGGGATTGCCTATATATTTACTCGGATTCTTAGGTTTGAATTTCCCTTGCATAATCTCACTATAAATACTATGTG